TTATATGGCAATCAAATCTTTCCATGTGACGGGCCCACAGACTCCGTCCACTTCCAGAACATCTTTCCTAGATTCTTGATAAGCTTTCAGAGCGTAAATTGTGTTTGTGTCTGCTGTCCATGTAAGTTTCAACGCTTTGCCGTTTTTGCCTTTAAAGCCTCTGGCTCTTAAAATTTCCTGTAAGAGGAGCACAGATGTGTTTTTATCTCCTGCTTTTACTGTTTCTGGATTAAACATATATTTCTCTCCTGTTTGTGCGGTATTAGGCAATGCATTTTCAGATTTTACGGGTACAGATGCATCAGATGTAATACTATAATCTGGTGTACAGAACTTAGTTCCGGGCATCTGGCTGTTAAGATAACTCTTTGCACAGACACCGCCGCCATTTGCAATAATTCCAGATGCACCAGAAGTATTTCCCTCGATGGTATAGAACCTGTCTCCGATTACGGCCGTTACGATGCCGGTATGAGTGAAAGTTCCATTATAATAAAAAATTACAATATCACCGATCTTTGGATTAGCGTTCCTTGTAAACAGATTACCAAGTGTTGGGCAGTAAACATAGGGCCAGTGTTTCAACAGTTTTTTTGCTTTTTCCTGTCCGAATGCTTCCATAAAGCACCAACTCACGAATGCTGCGCACCAAGGCTGTCCTTGATATGATGGCTTAATGTCTCGCCAGTACTTCGTATAGTTGCTCGAACCGGCGTTTGCAGTCTTACTGTCGAGCTGACTATTGCTCTTCTTTTCAAGGTATCCAATCTCATTTTTTGCAATGAGAATCACTTTTTCAATAGCTTTATCCATTGCAGAAACCTCCTCTTTGTAATCCTTATAGAATACATCCATGTCAACGTTACCACTAATGCCGGATACTTTTCCTCTACTGGAATACTGCCAGCCTACACCAACAGATGGACGCAATCTTTCCTGTACAGAGCCATTATCACTAGCCGGATAACGAGCAATCCAGCAATCGTACTTTTTCAGGGTGTCTGACAGAACGTTATTGTACCAATCAAGATTGCAGTAGATACCGACCTTATAACCGGCTTTTTTGATTCTGGTCAGAAATGCTACTGCAATATTCTCAATCGCCTGTTTTCCAAGGTTTCTCTGCTGACTCCATTCAAGGTCGTAGAAGATTGGAAAGTCCATTCCGCGTCCGCCAAGAACAGAAATTACGCTCTCAGCTTCATCAATTGCCTGTGCCGGTGTCAGAGCGTAACTGTATTTATATCCGCCGACAAGGATTCCATTTGACTTGCATCCTTTGTAGTTATGCTCAAAAGAGGAATCAGTTCCAGATTTTTGATGGATTCTCAATATTGCAAACTTAATTTCAGAATTCGATACTTTCGCCCAGTCTGGCTTGCTCTGATAAGATGATACGTCAATTCCTTTAATTTCCATATTTTCTCCCTTGCACGTATTTTATTTCACTATCCCTGGTTTTGATTCTGTTACTGTCCCGTCCTCATTCAGTACATAGCCATCCTTTTGAAGCCTTTCAATTACCTTCTTATTCCACAACTCGGGAACATCTGTCCATTTTTTCAATTCATTAATAACTCTTTCTTCGTAAAATTTAACCATTATTCTCACCTCTGATTGTTGCAACTAAAGTAGCCAGTTCATCAAGTGCCGAATCATGCGTTGATACAAGTTCAGCTAGACCGTCAATACCATCACCATTAATCAGAATTTTACGATTAGATTCCGCATTAAGCATTTGCATCACCAAGTCAAGTTTTTCAGACATTTCATTCAGTCTGTTTGAAACTCTATTAATTGCTTTATAAATATTTGCAATTTCCTTTTTATCCATATGCACCTCCTGTTCTTAGCCATTCAGCTATAAATAATTCATTAATTTACTAGGATTTTAGAAACATAAGCAAAGGGTGAGGCTCTTTTCTTGACTGGCATCGGCGATGTTCGTATTCCCTGCCGCATTCACAACACAGAAGGACTCATTGGCACTGCGGCAAGGCGAACGCTCCCACCAAATCCCAGACGCATAAGAATTGCTAGTTCGTGGGCTTTTATACCTGTTTGCGGTCGCATTCTTAAAGTATTGATACTGTGTTCCTTCACCTCCAAAAGAATATGGAATGTTACCAAAAATTTCGATTTCAGATAGTAAGAACGCATAATCGTTTGAAGTCTTGATTGTACTACTCTGACCTCCCACAGATGTCAGCTTTTTAACCTGTTTCATCATGCTTTGGACATAAGCAGGTAAACATTTCTTGTACACATTATTACACCATGTACGTCTTTCACAACCTTCCCAACCGCCGCTATTCATATCTGAGCTATTCATATAACCACATTCATGAGATGCATCGAGAGAATTGTTATATTCTGTCGTAGTGTCTAAATACAGCAGGCGTTCCGTCTGAATTGTAATAGCGGCTTTGGTCTTGCCATTGATAGCAGTTACCAAGTCGTCATGTTCAATTCCGATGATCACATAAGCATAATCATTTGCTTTGTGTGACTCACTCACGCCTGTTGCATCCATAGCATTGTGATGGATGGTTCTCTTGTCGCCAACCGCCCAATATTCGCCAATATTGATTTTACCTGCGTAGTGCGCTTCAATCATCCTTGCTATTTCAGCATCCGTTCCGTCAGCGAATGTGACAATCTTCAATTCCCCTGGTTCACCGAGAAGTCTGTTTCCTGTATCGTAGTTGTATACGCCATCAGTGTTGTATGGGAACAGCACGAAGTAATATTGTTTGTCGCTTGTTAACCCTGTGACTGTATAGCCTGTGGTTTTGTATTTATCTCGAACCGTATTATCAACCACAAGCGTTCCGTCATCTGGATTTGCAGGATAGCCCGTTTCTTTCATTACAAGTTTTGTGCCAGCCCATGTAGAAAATGTTGAGCCACTGATTACCGTGTTTTCAGGGTCTTGCCATTTAATTGTGACAGATGTGTTTGCATTTTCAATTGTTGGGTTGTTTACGGGTTTAGGGGTAACGGTCACACCTCCGCCTTTTGCGTGGAGTGTTCCGTCTTCGTCTATGAATGTTGTCTTACCGTCGGGCTTAACCTTGCCAAGAGTTTCAGTTGTAGCAATCGGGACAGTCGCATCACTTCCCCTGTCTCCTTTTGGCCCTTTTATGTTGACTGTTTCGGGATTGGTGATTCCATCTGTGTTGCTCCAGCTTATATTTCCATCGGTGTCCACACTTGGGACGAATGTAGTGCCCTTGTCTCCTTTAGGCCCGGCGCCCCCAGCCTCTCCCTTTTCTCCTTGCGGTCCAGTATCTCCTTTTGCGCCCGTATCGCCTTGCGGTCCGGTAATATTTACTGTCTGGGGGTTTTCAAGTCCCCCGTCATTACTCCAACTTATATTCCCTTTGCTGTCTACAACAGGAGTGAATGTGATTCCTCGCGCACCAGTATCTCCTTGCTCGCCTTTTGGACCAACTGGGCCTTGCTCGCCTTGCGGCCCGGTATCGCCTTTTAGACCTTGTGCCCCCTGCTCTCCTTTTTTTCCAGGGTCTCCTTTTACGCCTTGCGGTCCCGGGTCACCCTTTGGGCCTTGTGGACCAATTGGTCCCTGCGGTCCTTGTGGCCCTTGAATCTTGCCGGCATTGTTCCAATTTGTGCCGTCAAAAACCCACATTTCTCCATTTATTAAATACGCGTCGTTCTTCTCTGCGCTCAAGGGGAGGTCTGACTCAGATTCTTTTGTACCAAGGATATTAAGAGATGTTCCATCATTTCCTTGTTCACCCTTTTCTCCTTGCGGGCCTTGTGGACCAACTGGTCCAACATCTCCTTTATCACCTTTTGGACCCGGCACTCCTTGAGGCCCTATAATATTTCCAACATTTTCACTATCACCATCTGAAAATGCTATTGTCAAATTTCCATCTACGTCGATACTGACCGCTGTGATAGAGACACCCCTCAGCGATTCTTTCTGCTCAGGTGTCAGCGATTCAAATGCTACGGTACCATCCGCACCCTTTTCTCCCGGATCACCTTTATCTCCTTTTTCACCCCTTGGACCCTGCGGGCCAGCAGGACCCTCTGCACCTTTCTCCCCTCGCTCTCCTTTTTCACCTTTGGGGCCTTGCGGACCAACAAATTCTCCGGCATTAACCATCTCTGAAATATCCTCAATGGAGCACAAGCGCCTTACATCATTAGCTGCAAATGCAATGTATAAGGCTTTACCAGATGGAACAGACGGGTCATTGCCAAGAATCGCAACGGGCTCTCCGGGACGAATTTTCGATGTATCAAAATCGGCGTACATACCCCGTCGGAATTGTATTGTATATGTATCGGCCATATTAGACTTACCTCCTTATGAAAGGAAATTATTTTTTATGTAATCCTTTACGGAATCAAGATTTTTCTGCACATCGTCATTCATCACAAGGAAATTACCTTTATTATTCTGACTGATAATACTTCCTGTATTCTCATCTACTTCTGAATATGTATATGCAATTCGACTTCCTTCTCCAGTGCTAAGATTCATAAAACTTGTTAAAATCTTCTTCATGATATTACCTCCATTTGATTGATAATGTTTAATCTGTCGTTAATAAGCTCTGATTCATAATCTGGTTCCGAGACCTCTGTTTCTTCTGACTCATAATTTGGTTCCGGGATTTCTATATCTCTTGCGTCTGTATAAGCCGTATCTCCCGGGTCAGTAAATCGCATATGCTCATATTCAGCTTGTCTTGCTTTGATTTCGAACGAAAATTTAAGTCCCGGAGTTCCTTTTACAACAAAATAATCCTGCTCTTTCTCAGCTATCCAGCAGTCACCCTCTCCTTCTCTTTGCAAGAACACATAATATTTAATGCCGACATTCGCAGATTCCTGAAAGATATCATCTATGTCAATCATGCAAATCCCGTCATCCGATATTACAGATTCACCGATATCTCCAAAGAATGGGGTTGGCATTTCATAGCAGTAAAAGAGCTGTTCATCATAGTCTACCGTCGAAACTGATCTTGATTTTGTCCCGTTTACTTTCAGCTTCCCTCTGATAGAAGCATCTGCAAGGTCTGTCCCCGTACCTACACTGTAGAAATGACCACTGGCTTCTATATGTGTACCTGCTGTAACTTTCTTTGATGCTGAAACACTGTCAGCCGAAACACTGCCAGCTGAAACACTGGTATTAACCGAGGCTGAACTTGCATGTACGGTTCCTGTATAAAGATTGATTCCTCTAATACGCGTTCCATACAATGTCCCGTACCCCGGTACATATATTCCTGTATTCGTCTCTGAATAGATCTCTCCAGTTGAAGCATCTAGTATTACTTCTCCATACGTGCCACTTGCTGAAAGCTTTTTAATTCCAACTTTCCATCCTGCTAATTCGCCTGTGTTAATATAATCGGCATTCATGTACACATTGCCATTTGATAGATACAGGCCTTTATTGCTGCTGTTATCGCTTAGCACATTAATAATCTCTTGTTTAGACATTTTTCCTATGTCGAGATTACTAAGTGCCTTGTCTGTATAGCGATTCGCATTCGATAACGCTGTCGAAGCTTTATTTTCAGCAACACTATATATTGTGTCGCCGTTTGCTAACACGAATGTATTAGGTCTGAGCGTAACATTTCCGTAGTTATCAATCGCAAATGTTGATGTTCCAGAACTGTTTGTAACATTAATGTTTTTCAAGCTAATTAAATCAGCTGAAATCTGGCCGGACTTAATATAGGAAGCATTTATATACAGATGTCCGTTCTGCATATAAATTCCCTCTTGCTTACCGTTATCCGTTAAAGCGTTAAAAACTCTTTCAAAATTGACAATTTTTTCAGCGTCCAGTTCCCGCCAAGCGCCATCAGTCCCAGAAAACATATATACCTGGCTTGTAGAGAAGTTCATGAATATCGAGCCGTCATGCTTTTCATATTCTTCACTTTTCCACTCAGATGCCGGATAATTCTGCAATGTTGGTGTATACGTGCCATAATAGTTCGGGATAGTCACATTACGAACTGACCCATCCACAACGTCCTTGGCAATCTGTTCAATAGTTCTACTTTTCAGTGTAAAGTTTTCAACCTCTAATGTGACAGCGCCTGTGTTGGCATCTATTCTTAATGTCGTATTCCCATTATTGTCTTTTGCTGTAAAACCTCTCGTGTTAATCCATTCTGATTGAATACCGATGGCATAGAGAATATTCAGAACGGCATCTCCATTACTATCAAAGCCGGCTTTCCATGTCTGACCGCCGTCTACTGACAAGAAGAATCCATCAGCACTTGTCTTATAAATTACTTTAGAATCAGCAAGTATAGGTTTGTCATGCCGGTACGTAATTACGGAACCATCTTCTTGTATTTCCTCTGTATAGAAGAAACCTAGTGTGTTTGCTGCAAGCTCGTTCATTTGTTTGAGCTTTACGTCATAGGCAGATAGTTTCTTCTCTATATCTTTTTTTGACTGCTCTACCGCTGCTTGCTGACCACCAATAAACTCACTTACATCTTCTTCGGCACTCTTTGCGCTACAGCTCCATGATGTTGAGCCACCGAACACAAATTCTACATTAGTTGCAAATGATCTAAAGACACGATTTTTAGTGTCGATAAATTCGACTGGATCGCCAAAAGTGGCGTATCCGTTGGCAATTCCGTCGCATGAGAAAGGACGCATTCGCAAACCGATTAATTGATTTCCAATAGCTTCGACTCCTGCCTGTGCATTGCCCGACAATAGCTGATTGTCAATAGTAATCACATAGCCGTCCTGACCTGACATATATTCGGTCTCATCTTCTACATATTTGACACCTGTTACAATAACATCGTCTACGTCATATTGTAGATTCTGAATTGAAAATAACGCGTGATAATCGTTATTACTTAACGTACCACCATCAATCACAGTCCCCATTGTCCATGGATTAAGCGTGCCGCCATCCAGATCATCACCATTTGTCCAGTTCTTTACTGCTCCACCATCGTAAATAGTCGTATTGGTAAATGTCTTATCAAACGTAATAATCCTGAGTAAGTCATTTTCGTCGATTCTTGCATTTCCACCGGCTATCCCGGCACACATTCCGATTATTGTACGGTATGTCGCATTAGATGGCGCTTTCTGAATCTGAAAATCCGCATTTGGAAACACTGCATCTCCAAGAGTGATTCCACATTGCTGACAGCATTCCGAGAGCAGTTCCTTGACCGTACAAGGAAAAGACAGATTAGAATCATATGCCTTGTCAGCGTTATGCATTTTATCTAAGAGAGAAAGACTTATTTCGCTTGCTGTTGCGGGCTTTTTCGATACAATGTAAGTACCTCTCTTTATAGTTTCTATCCTGTCGGATAACTGCACATTGAGAAAGATAACAAACCTTGCAGCGTTAAAATTATATCCGTCAAAACGCCCATCATCGTTTACTAATGATAAACTTGCCGTTTTTGCGATTGCCACACCCACCGGAAAGTCCCCAGAGTCTGCTGAATCTACGAGACTATTTCCAGACAGATAAAAGTCTTTTTTGCCTAGCTTAAGAGTTGTGCCATTTGACAATGTAACATTTGCTGTCACGTAATAATTTCTGTTTGTAAGTGATTCTTTCTTTAACTGAGTAGATACATTTATCAAATCGGCTCAATCCTCCTTACATTGATAGACAAATCTGTCCACTTTTCTTCCCCATCTTTCAGAGTTTGCGCAGCCATGTTGAAATTTGATGCGTAGAATGTTCTGTCTATCCATCTTCCCGGAACAGTTGGGTCTTTATGGTGGAATGTGAATTGACTTTTGTTAAGTACAGTATTTAGTATGGTTGCTATTTCAGCCCATGTAAGCTCGCCCCATTGCATGTCATACCCGCCAATTGTTCCCATTGGTGTATTGTGCATAATTAAATCCTGACTTCTTTTAGAGTCTTCCGTAGAAGTGGTTGCGAACACCGGTTTGTAACTGTCCGGTGCTCTTATAACAACGTTGTCTATTTTGAATTGTTCCTGTGCCATATTTTTTCCTCTATGCTAACTCAAATGGATTCTTCCCATTCCGGTTTCTTCTCATTTCAGCTTCACTAATGATGATGTCTAACAGTTTTCTGCCAGACGCATTGACTGTAACATTGTAAGTATTTCCGTCTCCCTGTCCTTTCCCAGACTCTTCCCGAACAATCTGACGCAACAGACTTTCCGGTGCTTCCAGGTTATTTCCTTTCTTCTGGTCACCTAATACCGCAAGGAATTCTGACCTTGGCGGAATAACTGCGCCACTGGCCAGATATGGGATAGTTCCGATACGTGGAAATGTCGCATGAAATCCAATAGTCTTTGAACCAAACGGTGTTGGAACAGTCCAAGGTCCAAAGGAAAATGCAGATTCAATTCCACCAATTGCATTATTAATCATCCCAACTGCATTATTAACAATGCTGATTGCTTGATTGATCGGAGCTTTAATAAAATCCACAATGCCTTCAAACGCAGATCTGACTGCATCTCTGGCGGCATTAAACTTATTAGTGATAGCATTTTTTATCGCTTCTACTTTATTAGAAACAAATGTAGTTACATTTTCCCATACTTGGGATGTTTTATTCTTTACGCTATCCCATACGCTCGCAACTTTTGTTTTAATTGCATTAAATACTGTGCTGGCTGTGGATTTAAGAGAGCTCCAAAGGCCAGAAAGTGTCTTTTTGATTGCGTTCCAGATTGTTGAAGTCAATGCTTTAATCGCATTCCAAGCAGTACTGATGATGCTCTTTATTATACTCAACGCACCTTTTGTTACGGTTTTAATTATCTCCCACGCACCTGACACAACATCTTTGATAAAACTCCATGCTCCATCCGCAATCTCTTTTATTCCCTGCCAAGCCAGTTCCCAGTCTCCTGTGAAAACGCCGACAAGAAAATCAATGATTCCGCTCAGTGTATCTGCTACATCACCAATTATTTTAATTAATGATTTCATAACTTTTATTGCTACGGTGCCTACAACGTTAATTATTTCTGCCACGACCGGAAGCAAATTCGCGATTATCCAGTTAATCAAAGGCACTAATACCGACTCCCACAGAAGTTTCAGAGAATCAATGAGTTTTCCGAGGAATGTTTCTATCTTTAAAATCGCATCCCCTAATGGTCCCTCTAATAGCCCTTTGAACTGTTCTGCCAGTCCTTGCAAAACTGGAAGAACATAGGTGTTGTATCCAGTTATCAGAGTCTCAAATATGCTTGATAATCCATTCGCTATAGAATCAAAGAACGGCTTTACGTGTTCATCGTATAACCTCGATATTGCGTCACTAAGGTTTTGAACAACTATTAAGACGCCGCTTGTTACGGTTTCTATTGCTCCGAGACTACCCTCGATTGCTGACTTTAAAATGTCCTTGTTGTCGATAAAAGGCTGCGCAATCATGTTAAGGATGTCTCTGCCAAGTTTTGCAGCCGTTTCCGTAAGAACCATTCCGATTTCAGTAAAGATTCCGATTAAATCTGCAGTAATCTGCTGCGCAGTTTCTTCGCTGAAAATTGAGAAAACATCAGCAAAAGCAACTGCAAGGTTTCCGCCTATTTGTGCAATTTCAGAGCCGATATTGAACATATCTATCAGATAGTTCTTTATTCTTTGCGTGTTCTGCTTTAAAAACTTTTCGATTCCGCCTATAATGTTTTGCGCAATTGTTAATCCGATTCTGGCAAATGAGCCGGCAACTTGTCCAATTGCATATGCGAATGAATCGAAAAAATTATTTGCTGCTTTAGCAACTTCTGAATCAGTGAAGATATCCTTTAAAGATTTCCATATGGAATCGAGATCCTTTTTTATTCCGTCAAGAATTGGTTCGTAATCTCCTAATCCATCCCAGAATCCTTTTGCGATTAACTTAGCCAACTGTTTAAATCTGTCGATTATCTTTTTTAGCGGTTTTGACATTTTATCAAGAACTGTCTCACCCTCTGCCAATTTTCCATAATCAACATTTTGTACAGCATCTTTCATCTGATCTGCAAGTCCGCCGGTTGCGCCCGGTACTTTTGACGATGAATCTGTGCTTTTATCCGTTGAGTAATTATTTATTTCGTCAAGAGGACTAAGATATCCTTTTGCCGCCTTAGTAGCTTTCTTAGTTGCATCTGCTGTATCATTTGTCGCATCTGCCAGCTTTTCGGCATTGTTGGCAGCATCTCCATATTGGTCTGCCGTATCAGCTATTGCATCTGTCCCGGCAAGGCCTGCACCACTTGTGCCTGTCTGGCCAGATGATTTCTTTCCGGTGATTAACTCCGTAAATGACTTGAAAGCATTTGCCAGAGTTGCCAGTTTGCCCAGCAAAATATTAATAACTCTCAAAACAGGAGTGAAGAGATTGATTAATCCCTGTCCAACTGTCGCCTTGAGAGATTGCAGCTGTAACTGCATTACTCTTACCTGGTTCGCCCAGCTGTCTGAAGTACGGATAAAGTCACCAGATGCGGCAGACAACTGTTTCTGTACAAAAGCCAAGCGGAGAGCCACTTTCTCCTGTTCAGTCATGGCGGATGTGGTTTTACCATAGCCATTTGCCAGCGCGAACTGGTCAAGCGCCGACTGGGTCATTACCACACCGAGGTCCTTGAGTGTTTCCGTTTCACCTGTAAACACTGATTTCAGTTTGATATAGGCTAAGTCCTGACTGATATTATAAAATGATGCCACATCGCCAGTTAACTGTGTCAGAGCCGTTGACATGTCGTAAGCCTGCGCTTCTGAGAATCCGAACGACTTAGACATTGCTCCGAACGTTCCGACATACTGTTTCGCCATTGTTTCAGATAATCCGGCCGAGGTCATGGCATTCTTTGCAAATTCATTGACCTTATCCGACATTGTGGTAAATGTAACATCAACCACGTTCTGTACTTCTGCCAGATTAGAACCAAGTTCTACGCACTCTTTCCCAAACTGAGCCAGTTTCCTAATTGCGAATGCTTCGCCAATCAGTATGCCTATTTTTTTTACTACGCTGCCAAGTCCGTTAAAAGACTGCCTGATTGCTGATACGCCGTTTTGTACACCTGATGTGTCCATTCTGGTATCAATAATGACTGAGCCATCAGCAGCCATGTGTCCACCTCCTAACTATTTGAGGTTCAACATCTCATTCAGCTTATCTTTATAAGCTTGCTCCTCGTCGCTGAGACGTGTTTTTATGTCAATTGTGTTTTTATTCTCTTGATAGAATTTCTTTTCCCATTTATCGAGTTTTTCACCCTTTGCTTTTTTTGACCGGATTCCAACTACGGTGTTGAACAGGCACTCGCCAGATTCCATAAAGTATCCAAAAAACGTCCACCAGTGCATATAAGGTACTGATCTGATTTCTTTACCAGCAACCTTGTTCACAGCCGGAACGATCATATCTCCATCCTGTTCCCAGTCCATCAAACGGGGTTTGGGCTTGTTCGGGCTATCATCGAATTGACCACAATCAATAAACTCGCAAGCTTTCTGACAAGCTTCTGTAAGATGTTCCAGGGGTATGCTTTGCCAGTCCTCAAACAAAATCTGTAACATAACAACAGCTTTCGCCTGTTCGTCCAATTCTGGGTCATTCATGGCAACCAGAATATCAATAATTACTCGAAAATCCGTTCTGATAGAAAAATCCACCCCACTGATATTTAGTGAGGTGGGCAACTCATAGGCGGTCATTTTGTATACTTCTCCGTGTACTTATTGACTACTTCCTGCATTTTTTTCTTTCTCTTTTCAATTTCTGGAGTAAGTGCTTCATTGATTTTATCAAGAACGATATAGGCGAACACCTGACCATTTCCAAAAACAGTTGTTGCGGTAATTGGTTCTTTAAATAAATCCTTAGATGCTTCGTATCCGAGCATATAATTGATTTTGTCCTCAATCTGCTTATTAATCTCCGCCATCTCTTTGCTGGAAGAGACATTTTTAACAGATTCCTGAGCCTGCTCAAAGAAAGTTTCCAATTCTTCCGCTCTTGCTGCAACATTAATGTCAGTAGGGTTCAGCTTAAATGAAGAGAACACTTCACCCTGTTTGTTTGTGAATGTGAAAAGAAGAAACCCATCATCAATGTTTGTATTAATTGTTTTTGCCATTTTCTATATCCTCCTAAAAATTATTCGCTGTCAGCTGTGAATGTACCGGAACTGATATCAAACTTTCCTTTTACACGTTCGCCGGTATAATTGACGGTAAACGGAATCTGGTATCCGGATGTATCGCCGCCGTAGGAAGTCGGCACAACGTAGCAGTCCTGCTGATATGCTTCATACTTGCCTGCTGTGGCTTCTGTCCAGAGATGAACCTCAACTGCTTTTGTTTTGAGATTATCGTCTTTGAGACGTCCATCTACGATCTTCTGTAACGCTGTAAACAAATCAGAAGTGGTATCTGCATAGAACGGATCAGCGTCAGAAGAAACTTCGTAGCCATTGTGTTTGAATGTGGATTCTCCAAGGATGTTCTTAGATGTTTCGGTATCGGGATTGAGTTCAACATTGTACTCTTCCAGATCTTTTCCAAGACGTTCATACTTCGGCGTCAGCCCTCCACAGAGGGAACCTGCGTCAATGTAATGAGCCATATATTTACGGTCAATTTTGCCTGTAACTGCCATAGAAATGTCCTTTCTGCCTATAACTTTTAAAAGGCTGTGTAGGTTAGCAACTATCTCTGATTGATAGCCGGTTGTTATTTGTTATATTACTTCATAAGTGTTTTCGTAGCGTACCGACAATGGTAATAACCAATCCTGTACGCCACTCTCCTGCGGCTCTAAACCGTAGCAGTTATCACGTGTGATACGTTTTATAATTCGTCCCTGTGAAAGCTCAGGAAATGCATTTAAACGTGTCTCAGCACCATTTATGATAACTGGTTCTCGGCATATCCATTTACCGAGATTGTCAAGGAACTTCTGAACAGATAGCTTCTGCCTCTCCTTGTCGGATGCTGTTCGGTATACCACATAAAATGGGTACTGGCATACCTGATGCATCGTTCCACAGACATCTTCTTTTTCTGTATAGACCAACGCCCCGTTGTCTGCCGAAAATGCAATTCCTGATTCCTTGCCAAGTTCTTCAAACTTGATTGTTTCATTTTCGTATAGCCCCGGATACTGGTTCAGAAGTGCTTTCATGGCATCTGTCAGAATCTCGTATCCGGTCGCATCTTTACCGATGGGTTTATCCGCCATGTCTGCCACCTCCTGCCTGCGCTTTTACTTTGCGAATCCACGTGCTACCGTATTGCCGTTTAGCGGCGTCAAACCACTTTGCCTGTGCCTGTGGGTGAGCCTGTTTGGCGTATTCAAGATTCTCCTTTGCAGCTGTCTGGCCAGAAAACTGACTAACAAGAACCTTCTTTGCTCCACGTCTTGCGTAGGGACTTCCAGTTGCTTCGTCAACCATTCCTTTTCCTTCGTACAGGAAACGCCCATAAGGGGCCGCCGCCGCACATACTTTCCCAGTTCCTTGCAATGATGTACTTTCAACTCTTGTTCGGTTGATAAAGTCACCTGTAATCATCGGCATAAATGGAACCATACTGTCCATAACCATTCCATCAAGGAGATACTGAGCTTCTTGATACTGCCTGGAGAATCTGTCCATATTCAGCTTGATTTTCATATCTCCATCAACTATGGAGAATCCTTTAAAATGATGAATCTTACTCATATTACTTACCCAGAATCTCAAAATGTGGAATTAGCGTATACGGACCGCCTACACTGGTAATCTTAAACACGTTATCCTTGTTCTCATTCATGTACTGGTAGAATCCATTCCGATAATCACCATCAGATACCGTTCCGCCAGTCCACTCACCTTCCCAGAAGAACGACTCATCTGAGAATGTGATAGTATCTTCCAGAGCGTTGTTAATCTGCTGTTTCCACTCCTTAGGCGGCACCCATGGAAGAATCTTGCCATCTTTATCAGTAATGGTTATATCGCCATTCTGAACAGTATAACGAATGTGTAACTGTGCGTTGTCAGTTGCGTCTGGTCCGTACTTTTTAAGGATTGCTCCCTTGTCCGTAATGAGGTCAACACCAGATAAAACATGAGGATACCAGTACGCATCTCCAGTTGTGGCACTTTCGTAATAGTTGAAAAGTGTAATTTTAGACGAATACATGATATCCTCTCCTTAATTATTCTTTCTGCACTGCCTGCTTAATAACCTGATTCACACCAGTTGCTGACAATCCGTTAAACATACCGACCGCAACTGCCGTAATATAGTCCGATGCCGGAAAATCCGGGATAACTCCCATCCCGACCGCTCCGAGAATTCCGCCAATAACCGCCATGATTACCGGAATCCATTCATCAGGGATTTTTTTTGATGCTTTACAGCCCATTCCTGCGATATAGCAAATCATAACGATTGCTATACATGAGCCTAATGTTGAAATGTCCATATAATCACGCCCCCGCATATAAAATTGGTATTCCATCATTCGTCCTTACTCCCATCAGAAGCGATAATGCTGTCTTTAAGAGTAAGTCGTTCGTTTTCTGCGTATCTCCGGCGGCGGCATATACCGCACTCCATTCCTTTGCGCTTGCCCCAATCTGCTGAGGTGTCGCATAAGAAATAGATTCACTGCCAGAAGATACAGAGGTTACAATGCCTGTCGTGCTACCACCGGACCCGATTGCGGTTGACGCACCACTCACAGCGGCATTGGTAGCATTCTTTTCAGCAAGCTCAATCTGATACATTAATTCAGCCAATGAACAGACCGCCTTTTTGATACGCTTCTGTGAGCGTTCGTTTGTTGGCAGTCCGTCCACCAACCTGTCAAATGTCATTGTATCCACAAAATCACTGGCTCTTTCTGCCAGTCGTGGAAAGTCGGTTTCTGGCACGACATTGCCGAATGATTCTGTATAGAATTTATAATCTGCATAAGCCATGCCAATCACCCCCTACGTTTATGATTTCGCTGTTACGCTTGCACTTCCGGCATTCAGTGCCTTGTATGTTCCGTCACACTCAACCACTGTAATCTTCTGCCCGGTTGCTGCCTTAATGTCGGCTTTTCCGTCCCATGTAGTCCAGTTTCTGAGATTCTGGCCATAAGTTACAGCTGTTTCAGATGCACCAACTTTGTACTTGTACACATTGTTAGCGTTTTCTTTAGCCGGGTTTACAGTGATTCTTGTATCACCAGTTGCTGTTCCTGCCGCAGATGTTACTGTCAGAGTGCCAAGCGTTGGTGTCTCATCAATGGTAATTACTGCGATTGCATCAATGTACTCCGCAAAAAGAGTCAGTCCCATAACTGCGAACGCTTCGGAAACTGCTGTGTGGTAGTTGCCCTGAGTGTGGAATCCAATCAGGTTTGTCTCGCCAGATACGGTGTATACAAGCCCTGCTCTTGCGAAGTCAGATTCGTTCGGGTCAACATAATACAGAACGATGTTCTCGACAGGTGTTGCAATAACCTGTCCTCTCTGGATTTCGCTGTCAGACAGTAAAAAGATTGTGTTGAATCCCATAAAGTCTTTCATGTACTGGAATCCGAACTGGTTCTGAATAGTAATTTCAGCTGCTCCGAGGTATTCATATACGTCCAGAATGTTGACAAATCCAGCGACGCCAGTCACATTTCTGTGCATCTGCTTGAATTTGTTCTCAACACGACCCTTAGCCATTGCCAGAGCCATCTGGAATGTAGTTTCTGTGGAAGTAAGTGTACCGGTTTTCAGATAGTCATAGAATCTTCCGGTAACATCAGTCTGAAGCTGGAAAAGGAACTCATCGTCAGTCATCTGAACAGCGTTCTCATAACCGTGATCCTTGATTGCTTCAATAGATACAGCCTTTGCGTACTTCTCGATAGTCATTTCCGCATAGTTCTTTTCTTTTACAGTAAACTTGCTGTAAGGGATTTCCTCGCCCTCTGCCACTTTTCCGCTCCGTAAAGTACCTTCTGCATACTTAGACTTGAGTACAGCACCCGGCTGTTTTTTGATAGGTCTCATGATACCCAGAATATCACGTAAGTGCTGCCAGTTTCTTTCGAATCTGGTAACAAAGTCAATCTCACGTGCTGTGACCTGAATATCATTTGTCATAATAAGATTAGCTTTTGCTGCCATATAAAAATCCTTTCTACCCATAATTATTAAGGTATTGGGTTAGCGGCTATACTCTGTCGTATAGTCGGTGTAAAAAATCACTGGAATAACTGGATGTTCTGAGCAATTGCAGCCTGTCTCTCGGACGGGTCTTTGATCGCTTCGATATCTTTCTTTGTCATGCTTCCCGGTGTCTGCTGCTGTCCAACGTGAGTGGTAAATCTTGCCTGGTTCTGCTGAGCCTGCTGCTGAGATTCATCTACAAAAGCGGATGCGTCAGACTGCTTCATCTGTTCGATCAGGTCATTTAATCCAAGGATTTTACCATCTTTCAGCTTAAGACCTGCTTCTTTAATGTCTGCCATAACAGACTTCTTTGCAGCTTCACTTGAAAATTTAACATCGTCGAGTGCTGTTTTCAGAGCATCTGAGAAATCACGGTCGTAGATTTTTGCATTGAATTCTTTCTCTGCATCCTCAGCTTTTTTCTTCCATCCAGCAAGCTCTGTCTGAATGTTCGCCGGGTCGATACCGTCGAAACCTTTTAAAGTTTCCTCTGCTGTCTCGGCACGTTCTTTCCAGTTATCTCGTTCTCCCTCAATTTTTGACAAAGTTTTTGCTACTTCTTTCGCATTTTTGTAATGCTCAGAGAGTGCTTTCTTTACATCTGCCTGTTTGTCTTCCGGGATTTCAATTCCAAATGATTTTAATGTATCAATAAGTTTCTGCATAACATCCTCCTGGTCGTGTTTATTGACCTGCCGCCGCAGGTAAATGGATTAAGCCAGTTAGACCACTGGCAAGGTAATCGGAAAGGCAGGAATCGAACCTGCGACCTCACATTTACAGTGCGATCTACCACTGAGCTACATTCCATGCCGCCTATAACGGCCAACCCTCTAAAAAGAAACTGGGGTGAATTTCACTTCTTTCGCTATAGCGTAAATCCACCTGAGACATAGACCACCTGTATACAAACAGCTTAACTCTAAGCGGATTAAAGCGGAGCGCCCGGAATCGAACCGGAGACCAGAGTGCGACTCTGTCAGTTTTCCACTAGCGTACATTCCACATAACCCGGATTCCCGGGTTAGCAAGGTGTTTAACGTGTCATGCCTGCCACGAGTTGTTTCGGATATTTATTTCTTTTTTAAAAGAAAAGTATGAATAACAAAAACCTTAATCAAGGAGGTGAGCCATCTTGCGTGCCAGATGGCAAATACGCACGACAGGATTCGAACCTGTTCAACTTTCCGTTAAAGCGTGCGTACCAGCTACAAAAATTAAAGAAAGGAGGATTAAAACGAAAATGTCAAAACAACCGTTTTACTTGTGATTCCTGCTGCACAATTACATTATAACAGATTTCTTTTAATTACCTCTCTACCACTTTTGCGTTTTTAGAGCATATCACGGAGTTTTTCCACGTATCTCTTGACAAGATCACGTTCCTCCCGGCACTCTGCATCCTTGGACATATCACTCATTTCTGTTGTAAGTTCGTCCAGATGTTCTTCCAATGCGGCGAGCATCTTTCTTTTGCAGTCTTCAGACTTGCCGGAACGATAGCTCTGTTTCTGCGTCATGTAATCGTCATAAGCATCTCGCCCATCAGAGCGGCTGTAATGCCCTCTGACATAATGTTCACCCCTTCTGGCATAAGAATTACCCCTGTCGTAATCCGGCATCATTCTGCCATCATTTGAGCTGTATCTCCCCATGCTGTCACGCTTTCTTCCACGTTCACTGTAATCGTCATTGTATCCGCCACGCATCTCATCAAGGACAGTGTTGTAGTACTCTACTTTCTTATCCCAGTACTGCGTATTCTTGATATCTTTGTACATATCAATCAGTTTGTATGTCATTTCCAAGTTCCCAGTGGTCAGCCCATTATCAGCAATTTTGGACAGCTCGTCTTCGATTCTTGCGCATAAGTCTTTAATATCTCTCATAATCACACCTCCTACGCTTCTCTGGTCACAACAATGTTCGCGTTCGCAACAGAAATAGCCTGATCGCTTGTGTTTTCTACCGCGATATTAACGCAGCATCCGCGAGGCACATCAATATAGATGCCAGAGGACACATTATTGTACTGATTTACTGCTGCCGGTGTGGAAATCATCTGGGAAGAAAGAACCGGCTCACCAGAGATTGCAATTGCCAGAGAAATAGCTCCGACAGTACCGCCTGTTGGAATTGCGATATTACCAGAAAAATCCACGAAGAATCTCGCTTTACACTGGTTAGTCAGTCCTCTTAGAGTGATGATTCCGCTTCCCTCTCTGTGCTGAATGCAGTTAGAACCCTTAACTGCTGTATTTGAAAATACTACGTTTCCATTTGCTGCTACGGTCTGAGCAGATATACTTATAAATTCTGCCATAAAAATACTCCTTTCATATCACAAAAGGACAGGTCTCAGCCTGCCCCTCTGTGTAATACGGCATAAGCCGACATCCGAAATCAATCGAAAGATACTCTCGATATGAAGTTGTTAGCAATTACATCCAGTGTTACATCCGCATCCGTAAAATGTGTTCGGGTTAGGAACCTGATATGCCGGAATCGGTGCCGGATTAATTGCATTAATGAGCTGCTGTGTCTGTGAAGCCATTGCAGTTGTGAGTAATGCACTCTGGCGATCCTGAGAAGCAGCGCGTCTGAGGTCATTATTTTCAGCCTGAAGAGAAGAAATCTTTTCATTGCAAAGATAATCAAGAATGGCTCTTGTTCCTGCGTTCTGACTGTCGATAATGTCTCTTGTGTTACTGTTCATTGTGTTCTGCAATGCACAGGTATTCTGCGCCATATTGTAGTTCACGCCCTGGATAGCTTCCCTTGTTTCACAACAGCAGTTTGCAAGCTGCGCCTGCAATGCGTTTGTGTTCTGCATATTAGCTACAGTATCAGCATTGATTGCCTGCTGGATTCCAAAGCCGGTCTGCATGATGTTTGTGTTGATTCCATTGAATCCGGTAAGCATACCATTATTCATGGCATAAAAGCCATCGCACAGGCCACTGTTGATTCCATCAAGTTTGCTGATTACCGCTGAATTGTCGAATCCTCTCTGAATGTCTGCCTGAGTAGCTGCTGTGGCTGCATATCCGCCGCCATTGCCATTATTGCCCCAGCCGTTGTTTCCCCATCCGAAGAAAGCAAAAATGAATAAAACAATAATCCACCAGCTACCATCTCCGCCAAACATGTCATCATTATTTCTACCGTTTCCAGTAGCGGCGGCAATATCTGCTAAGCTATAATTTCCATCCATAGTTATAATCTCCTTTATTGTGTATTTACATCAATCTGGCCAGATTGTAATGTACTATTTCATTCCTTTCAGCATGTGTTGAAACTGTCCCGCCATCTGCTGAACTTGATTAAGCTGTTGCTGAGAAATCCGTCCAGACTGTAACATCTTCTCAACTTCTGCTTTCGGGTCTCCCTTAAAATTCTGTTTAAACTGCATAAACTGCTGTACCATCTGCATTAGCCCGTTTCCCTGCGACATCCCACCACCGAGGGCATTGAATAATGGATTACTCATCTGCGTTTCCTCCCTTGACTGCTGATTCCTGCGCGGTATTAGCTCTAACAGGTTCAGAAAAAGAATTTAATCGGTTTATAATGGCTTCGTATTTGCCCTTTAAATCGTCATATTCCTGTCTGGTGACATATTTGCTGTCCATGTTCTGGACAGGCTGTTTAGGTGGCATCTGAGTGCCTACCTCGTGGTACTCAAATATCCGTAACGGCTGTGGCATACCGGAAACGTCTGTGGATTTTATGTAGAACTTTTCGCTTTCACTGTCCATCAGTAAAACACTTGTCCCGGGTGCTACCAGATAGGACTTTGCGCCAACTTCGCCAGATACCCACAGGATTCCGTTATTATTCTGCTGAGGTTGCTGTACTGGTTGAGCCGGCATCTGGACAGGCTGTTGCTGGAACTGATTCATCTGCCCCGGAACGCCAAAACTATATTGATAAGGATTGTTATATAATGCCATCTTATGCACCGCCTTTCTGATTATATTTTTGCATAGATGTATCAATCTAAAAAGTTCAAAAAAGTATCGAAAAAGTATTGACATACCACCAAATTGGTGGTATTATATAATCATCAAAGGAACGGAGGAAACAGAAATGAAGAAATACAACTTATCACAAATCATGAAAAGAGCATGGGAACTGGTTAAGAAATCTGCAATGACAATTTCCTCCGGTCTTAAAAAAGCATGGGAGGAAGCAAAAACAATGGAACAGAAATTAGTTGAACTCGTCGGAAGTCCAAAGCAGATTGCATGGGCTGAAGATATAAGAAAAAACATGATTTCATATTTATCTGCTCTCGTTAGAAAATACGAATCCGAAGACAGACCTGCTCGCGCAGAAAAAAGAACTAAAGATATGGAGATTCTTAGCAACATCAAAGAAGCTTCATGGTTTATCGAAAATCGCAGTTATGCCGTATATTCTACAAATTATGATTCAAGCGATTTAAGCGAATTAATGGCGAACCGAAATGAAATGAATTTATATGAGCGTATACATAAATATGTCAAAGAACATTGATAGAAAGGGAGACGAAATGTATGTATAAATATAATCAATCTGAATTTGAATCCATGATGGATGAATTAATGCATGATTTCAAGAAAAGCTGTGGAAAATCTGACGCCGAACTTGATGTAGCTTACAAAATCTTAAATCCCTCTCCTGTCGGCGGGTTTGTTGACAGCCTCGTTAAAATGGATAAAGATTATAGCACGAATCTATGGGAGATCAAGCGAAAACAGATCAAAAGTTTTATACCTGAATGCGACGGATACCAGTTAGACGACATCGTGGCCTATTGCCGTGCGAAATTCTTTAAAGAAGAAGTCGATCGTATCATATATGATAATTCTATCGCTGAAGAATGCGATGTTTGTGTATATGCGGACGGTACTATATTAAGTCCGGAATGGCCATATTTATGTGCAAAAGTATATGTGAGCATTAAATGGATTGACGAATGCAAAACCAGTTATACCCGTATTTTTCCATCCGCGGTAGGATTCATGTCTTACAAAACAAAAGGATCTATGGAAGATGATCTGAAACAAAAAGAAAATATGTCCACCACGGAAATGCGTGAACACTTAAAGATATCCCGAGCAGAATTCTCAAGAAGGTACAACATACCGATTAGAACGCTCGAGAACTGGGAATCCGGAAAGAGCAAATGCCCGGATTATGTGAGACAGTTGTTAGAGCGAGCTGTCTTGGAAGATTGCGAAGTGAAATAGGAGGCGTGTAAAATGATTAAGAGAGTAAAACTTGAAACCATTTACAAAATGGCTAAAGAAGATAACGAGGAAATAAAAGCTCGTAAACTTTTCCCGGACGGATGGGATGAAAAAGTCTACGATTATTATAACAAATTGTCGAAAGATTCATACGACGTTGAAATGTTCATGGGATTTCTGGGTGGTGAAGATTCACCGCTAGAAATGGCGTACGCATACAGGAGAAACATGTATATCATGCTGTACACAATGAACGCAACAGATACGATAGCATTTGTGGATGGTGAATATGATATATTCTACATCGTATCAAAAGACGGCGACGATTATAACAGCTGGGAGTGGTGTTTCACAAACAATATTGACCCGATCAAATATAGGGGCGACGACGGAGACGAACCAGTCCCGGAATGGCTCATAAAAAAATACGAAGAACAAATAAAACCAGAATAAAAATAAGCCCCTGGGAGATAGTCCCGGGGACTTTTTGTCGTATCAACACACTTTAATTATTTTATTATTCACCCGGCGGCTCAATCGTTTCGCCGTGGATATACTCACATTCATCTGTTCAGCGCAGTATTCAAGCGTATGTTCCTTACATCTCAGCCGGAATAATCTTTCTTCATCCGGTGTAAAATTACACTCCGTCAAGAACCTGTCTATATCTTTCTTTGTGAACACATATAATTTCATGAACATACCCCTTATCAAATCTAACGCTGATTCTGTGCAAGATAATTTGTAAGCTTCTGTTTTGTTTTTTTTAATTCCTCCACGTTATTCCCACTGATTTGACTGTCCAGCATGGTTGATAACACTTCCAGAATTAATGAATCTCGTTCTGCGATTCTCTGAAGACTCTCGTAATCTCGTTTGTCATGTTCTTCCAGTGTCTCTACTCGCCTATTAAGTCGAAATGCCGGAGTAATCCATTTAAAGATTACGGCCGCCGCCCCTCCGACAATAGACACCCCTCCGCAGATAGAGAGGAAAATCTGTACAAATTCTGATATGCTCATTTAGCTACTCCTTTTCCCAGTAATATACCGGGATCTCATTACCACTATCCCATGTATCAAAATATTTGCCCTCTTGTACTGTCACCACATGACCATCTATGCAGAGAATATATGTGCCTGTCGGATGGTCTGTACAGAAGTCATTGACTGTATAAATATATCGCTCTGACTGTTCTATCAGCTTGCGTCTGTATCCATGCTTATAAAGATACGCTCCCCAGACATAATTTGCACTTGGCATATCTGACAGAGCGCACGCCTGTATCATTAATCCGGCAAATACCGTTTCCCAGTCAAAACCGGTTGCCTTGCATATTGCCCGGACAACGCAGTCTCCTGTTCTCTTATCCTTAACGGGATTCGGATTATAATATTCCCATCTATCATCCATCAGTCAATCCCCTTTGCTGCCTTATATCGTTTTGCTGCTCCTCTGGCTTTTGCGGCGTTCTGACGGTTCCACTTCGCTATCATAAGCCGGTCTTGCAGTTCCCTTAGGTCGTTCTGCTTGCAGTAATCTTTGTATGCAGCATTTTGTTTCTGCAAAAGATAAGACTTCCGGTCAAGGTCTTGTTGTAATGCGAATTTCGCCTTTTCATTCGGTGCATTGTCAACTCCTGCTTGCAGTCCAAGAACCTCTCTCTTCGTCTTGCGGATTCTTCGCTCGTAAGTACGTTGTCGCTGTTCCTTTTCGTACTGTTTACCCTTGTCGGCTTTATCCTGTGCTGATAGTCCTGCATAGGGATTAAATTCTCCGTCACTGGCTCCAAAACTATGCCGGCAATTGACCCCTGACAGTCCACTTGCTGTCCCATATCCGGTCAATGAGAACGGCGGAAATTTCTTACTCTTGCCAGAACGAGAGTATATCTTGCCTTGCCACCATGAGTGATTTCCCGGATTCTCGCCGCCATCACCCGTTCTGGCTCCCATGTGGGCACTGACCAGAACTAAATCCCAGTCCATTTCTTCCATGCGTTTTAGGGATATATCCCCCGTAGCCTGTGCCACACCAGTTCTGACAGAACGTGCTACTGCTGTTTCAATCGTGTCTTTTCTGCCAGATGGATATGTGACAGTCACACCATCACTCACAACGTTATTAACCGCCTCTTTGACGGCTTGTGTATACCCAACTGCCCCAGTCATCACATGATTATATGCAAGGTCACATTGCTCAATATAGAGCCTCTGAGCGGCACTTGCAGTTGTCCGTGTGAAGTTCTTCCACTCGCCCATAGTTGCAAGCATATTCCGTTCCATGAGTCTTATCATAGATGGTGACTGTTCGAGCGGTACAGGGCTTAATCCTGACGCCTTGTATACCTTGTCGTCGTAGTTCATTGCAGTGATTCCGGCATCTTCAAACGCTTCAAGAAGTTCCTGCTGTTCACGTTTAGTGTATCTGGATAATTCCGCTAGAATGTCCTCTAGCAGTTCGCCGGATTCCTGTAGTGTTCTGATTCTCCACGCATCAGCGTTGGTCAGAATATAATCCTCACCCCTGCCGATTCTTGCCATCATCCGCGACACGATCTCAGAGATGATATATTGGTGCAATTCTTCAGCAATTTGTTCACTGCCCTCTGTTATCCGGCGTAAATATTCAGGACTAAGCATAGTATATCACCTTTTTCGATAAATGTTGTGGTACATGTTTTGGTTTTTTCTGGTTAACCAAAGCCCATTTAGTTAATTAACGATATAATTCTACATATAAATCCAAATATAATATTAATATACCGTTAAAAGAAAATGAATCATTACATCTTAACGTCATGCCTTTAAATTTATTATCATCATTTTCTTTTCTCGCAGTATGAAAAGATAATGCTGTGTATGACGCATTAGCTCCTAATAGTTTATAATATACAGTATCAGTATCAGCCCCAATATATTGTATACTCAATATTTCGCTTAATGGTTCTAATGTTGTATTTGATTTTTCAAAACTAACTTGCAATCTAATTTCATATCCATTCAAATCTGTTCTGCATCCTTGCATCGTGCATGACGAAATCGTCAAAACGTTACTCGTAATATTAAACTTTTTTAGCACCTCTTCATATAATGATGACGGTACATACGATAAACGAAACATTTTTTTATCAAAACGTGTGCCAACATTAACTAAGTTTACTCTTTGAACTGACATATAACCTATTTTGTAATTATCTGGATATAAAAAGTAATCATCATAACCATTGAAAGATCCACAAATTGTTCCTATTGCGATATATGGAACATATGTATTTGTATCTTCATTTCTTACCAGCATTCTGCACCCATCGGATATAGCAGATGGTGCGTTTATATTGTTAAAATTTCTTAACGTTCCGATCGTAATATCAACACCTGCAGAAAAGCTAATTGCATATTGATTTGTATCATTAAAATAATATTCAATAGTTACAGAGCAATTTGTTCCTACAAATAAACCAATTTGTTCTTTTTCCCACGACCACGGGTGAAATCTACCTATGCTTGTATTTTCTCTATTAACGTACACACCATATTTACAATCAATCGGTACAAGGTTGTCATGCTTGGTATCGCTTGCATCGATATAAAACCCAGCATTACCACACCCTTTAGCAATGCAATCATTCATGAATGTTCTTATTAAGCCGGTGTTATATCCGTCAATTAACGCATTAACTACAGAACATTTTTTTATACTGGCAAAATATAAAACGTCTGTAGGCGTATTAGATGCGCCTAAAATTCCATAATTCACTAAGTTGTTGCAGTCGATTTGTACATTACGAATAATTGTATTACGTTTACTGTATTTAATAACACTTTCTATTTCCGCACTAGCTACTAAATATATATTTTCTATAGTACAATTATCTGAAAATACTAATTGAGATTTAATAGAATATTTTGAACCTGTTTTTCCTCTAATGGGGTAGCCTGTAGCAATAGCTTTCAAAAGTGCTTCTGTATCATCAGTAACACCGTCACCTTTCGCCCCGAACATTTCCGGCGTAACATAAGAATCGCTAAGATATTTGACATTCTCTTTCAGCGAAGCAACGTCTATCTTGTTCTGCTCAATCTGCTGTGCCTGTTCTGTCGTGGCTCCGGGAAGTACTGGATTCTTTTCAAGGTACTCATTTACTGCGGCTTTGATTTCTTCCGGTGAAATCTCACCGCCTATTCCTTTTAGGCACAATTCGTATAAATACTTCTCTTTTCTCGTGATTGGCTTCGGGAGTTCGCCCGTGTAATCACCTGTCAAGTACGCAAGATATTTCTCTTCCCTTGTTATTGGTTTATCTGCCATCTTTTTACTCCTCTCCAAATAATTTCGGCTCGTCTGGCTGAGCTTCTTTGACCATTGCTTTCGCTTCTTCCTCAGTCATTCCCTCGAATTTTACGAAATACAACCATGCCGGAACCTTGCCAGTAGTCACATACTGCCACCATCTTGCACGGTCGTTTTCTCTGACATAGAGAATGTCTCCGAAATCATAATTGACCTCGTATGCTCCGACAGGTGCAAGCCCGTACAGGTCAGCGTAAACGTTCAAAGCGTAGATAACTTCATCCAGACAGGATTCCAACTTGTCTCGAACGTCTTTAACAAACTGGACTGTCCTCTGCTGTTCCGCTTCTACTCCTGTAGCAGTCTGAATACCGCTAGATTCGTTAAAAACAAAGTATCCGTTGGAGAATCCAATCTTGTACCCTAACTGGCTTAAAAGGGCATTTATACCGCTTATACGGGTATCTGTGTTGAGCTGCGGATTGATTTCTTGATAGAACTCTTTTTCATCCTGTCCGAATACATTCTTGACAAAGTGCGGTAAGTTCATCTCATTGCGTCTGTTCTCCATGCCCTGTGGTGACATGGCTGCTACAGGTGTGCCACTTGGCATCAGCAGTCTATCATCTGCCAGAACAATCTTCTGAGAATCGAAAATCTCTCCGGCATTTCGGCTGTATGCAATGTCGAGGTCTTTTAGTTCTTCGATAGCTTCGGCAAATATTGGCAAGCCCAATGGTGCATTAATATCCACGTTATTCGCTTGCGGCGTCCGCAGTACTCCGTACAGAGGCCCGTCCAGCTTCTCTCCATTTGCCTTGAGAATTGGTGGTGTATCTGCCATGAGGTCAGCCCATTTGGTCTGTTTAAGGTCAATCTTATCTCCGATGCTCTGAGGGGATTTTGACACATAGGCTCTATTAGAAACGTAGTACGGATAGGTCGTCACGCCATCCACGGTAGTCTCAACAAATCTATGATATTCAAGCCGTGTATAGTATTTCCGTCCAACAGTATAAGAATCCTTGAATATGATTCCCTTAATTTCCTGATTATCATAGTCCACGATCATCACATCTGCCGGAGTAAATACGTCAATGCTTTCACCATTTGGCTTAATAAATACTGTTCCATAAGCACAGCCATATTCTACCCAGTGACGGATTTGAAAATATACCTTGTCGATCTGTTCCTGTAGCCACGTAGCCCTTGCAGAACCGTCTATCTGAATGCCGATCGCCAGCGTTGCGAGCCGAGCTGTTTCTGAGCAGACAGATTTAGCAAAATTGATCGTCTTGATATTATTCTTATCATCCAGCCATTCCGGCGCACCTCTGTAAATGTTCGCGCACCGGTTAATCAGCGATTCCATCTCTGGAAATTCTGCTGCCTGAATGTTGAAGTCCTCTTCGGCTTGTTTTTTGAATATCATATTAAACCACCTTTTTAGTGTTGTTATAAGTCCCATTTAATCTACCTTTTAAAATCCATCCATCTTACAGGAGTATCTCGCACAATAATGTCTTCATATTCTACAACTTTTAAGATTTCGTTAATGTCAGATGATCCATATATTTTTAAACCGATGCTTAAGAATTTATTTATTTTATCTGAAAAGTACCTATCTAACATTTTATGCACTGTACCCCCTCCTGTTAAATAACGGCTCATAAGCATACCTAAGTGCTGAGATTGCGTGGTCGTTTCCGTCAGGATAACCACTTATTACATTTCCCTCTTTGTCCCTGTCATACTCATATTCCGTAATTTCCTTGTATGCGTTCGGTGTCCGCTTCGGGTCAATGACAAGTGTCTTTGTCTGTAAGAATTTAAAGCCATACTCGATACTTCCCGGCCCTTTGATTGCTCCTCTGGCAGGAAGTCCGGCATCCCGGAAGTCATTCACGGACTTAGGTTCCGCAGAATCACATATCATCGTATAATCATCATAGCCTTTTTTCTTGATCCAATCAGCAGTCTTAGAGTTGCTCCATTTATTTACATACAGCTCGTCAATCAGATATATCTTCTCTCTGGCAGAATCATAATAAGTTCGGAGATAGCAGAAGGCATCCGGGTACCATCCATAATCTACACCAGCGAAAATGCGGTCCATGTGGCTGATCTCTTCGTCTGTAATATCTCTGATTTCGAGATATTCAAATACGTTTCCGCCGTCACCATTTGGAACACCCAGGTATTCATGCTCATAGGCTTCTGGATTGATTTCTTTCAGATGTGCTGCATCGTCAATAAACTTCTGCCCGAGCCACTCCGCCGGGGCTTCCAGATAACTCGAATGATGAATAACTCTTTTCGGGTTAGGCATGAGCTTAATCCTGTTTACCCAGTTTGATTTTGATTTTGGTGGGTTATACGATGAAAAATCATAGGACTCGTCACCACCACGAAGCACTGACTGATTAACAGAACGTTCCTGAGCGTCTCCCTTCATTTGATCTTTTTCCTCTTTCCAGAGGATTCCAATATATCCAAACTCCGGCTTAATGGATTTCAGTTTGGTTTCATCGTCCAGACCACGGAAGTATATTGTCTGTCCAGTCTTAATATACTTGATCTCAAGTGGTGACACCTTGCATTCAAATTCTTCCATCAGTCCCAGTTCGTTGATAGCCCATTTCATGTTAGCATATACAGAATCTTTCAGAGTACCGGCCACCTGTCTTGTGATGCAGGCGTGCATCTGAGGATTATTCTTGATAAGCTCAACAATCTTAAAAGCTACGAATGAAGATTTCAGACCGCCTCGACCACCCTCGAATACATATTCGATATTAGGCTTGATTTGCCGGTTAATATCCACGAATGCCTTACCAAGTACTCTGGCAGGAAGCTCATATTTGCTTTCGTCTGATTTTGATACAGCTACTAACTGTTCCCATTTGTCTACCGCCTGCATATTACCTTTTATGGCTTTATCATACACGGCAGCCGCAATACAGGCATTGTTATTTGCATCCTCGTCAGATATTCCCATCTTCGCGAGTTTCTTCTTTGCAGCGGTCGGGGCAGGATTCTCAGCTATCATTTTTGCTAATTCAGAAAGGGTCTTTTTTTGACGGCGTACTTCTCCCGACTTAATACCGCCTTTTTTTGTTATTTCTCGGAGTTCGCTCGGAGTTCGTTCAGAATTCGGTATTAAATTTTTCTCATTTGCCATCCTATCAACATCCAATCATATCCTTTCTGAATTCAAAAAAATCCCCAGTATAGCAGTTATATACAAATATAATACCACACTGGGGAGATTTAGCTCTCTACCACTTTTATAAATTTTTAAGTTTTTTAAAGTCTGCCAATCAGCTTAGCTAAATGATAATATTCCGCCATGACCTTACGTTTGTAGCCATAGAAGTCGTTCTCCGTTGCAGGAACCGTCCTAATCTTCTCCATTGTCCGATAGCCGATGCTGTTGACGATGCTATCATAGATTTGCGATTCAATGCCGGGTGCATATTTGATAGATACCTGTAACAGATTGTATTTATCGCTTTCACTAAGATTCCGCAAGTGACTTTGTAATGTCGGTACATCATCCGGCGGTACTCCGTAGTCAATCAGTGTTGCCTTTCTCAGCTTCATTTATTTCACCTTCTTCATTCAAGTTCCAGTCACATGGCATGCCTCGAAAACATTCTGGACAGTGTTCGTAGAATCCGCAGCCTTTGCAATCCGCTGGCTGTCCAGTACAATATTGCTGTAGTACGTGGTATGCTGATATAGCAAGGTTTGGCGTTATGTCTGGTGTAGGTTTGTTATTCATTTCTTCATCTCCTCCAGTTTCTTTACCGTTTTCCTGTAATCTCTGTTTGCAGACCGAAACATCATCAGAAGTATTTCAGATACAGGCCTCGCTCTGTTGGCTCGTTTGGCTTTCTTGGCACATATAAGTTCGTTTCCTTCTGGGACATATATTCCTACATGATACGGGATTTTCAAAAATACTGTTGCAGCTAATTCCCCTGGCATAACCAAATAATTGTAATCTCCAATGAAATTCAATCCATGGCCAGATTTGAAATCTTCAATAGATGACTTGATTTCATAGCAATAGCAATCACCTTTTTCTATCCCGGAAACACTATTGTTCACTGGAACAAATTTCATATAGTCCACTCTAACTGCATGGTTTGTAGAATAATCAAACGTCACCTCTTTTGCCCAGTAGATACGAGGATCGTTGTTCGGATTGATTTTCTTTTCAATCATGGTTGATAATTCTGCCGTAATCTCAGGCCTTGTCATTCTTCATCTCCTCCAACTTCTTCTCAGCTTCTTCACGGGTGAGAAATAATGATTCACCGATTTTATCTATATCCGACAACTCAAATACGCACTTGTCGATTGTACATGGTGTCTTATTTGGAATACCTAAGATGTAATATACTTCTGTTCCAACCTTACACGGCAATCTCACAAGCAATCCCTGTTCTTCTAAGTCTTCATAAACAGCAAGTTTCGTAAGAATTTTATCCGCAAACGGTTTTAATAATCCATCCGTAATTTCTTCTTTTGCAACTCCTGTACCATCAACATTTCTTTCTCTTTCTGTTAATCTCTCCATCTACTTCATCTCTTATCGCTTGCTTTTTATCGCTCATTTTCATCGCTTGTTTTTGTAATTTCTCTCAAGCAGGCATTCCAACCGTCGGCAAATAAGTTTTTCTGCACTTCGTAATTGCTCACGGGTGCAGTTGTACTTTTCTTCTCTGGTAACAGCTTCAATGGACACCAATCAGGTCTTGATTTGCTTTCGTAATCATAATGTTCTTCTGTCATCAGAATTACATCATAATCTAAACAATCGGCTAATTCACAGTATCCCTCATATTCAAGTTCGCCGCAGTATGAAGTTCCGAACGGGCAATCATAGCAATTCTCTGGTGTATCTATTACTAATACTGATTTACTCATCTGATTCCTCCTGTAGCAATTCTGGATTGTCGAAAATGTTTCCAACTGGCATAGTGTCTACCATGTCAATCCAATACCCTAAATCTTTTCTAAGACATTTGTCATCCGACCAATCTACATAGAATCCGACATGTTCCGCTTTCTGAGAATCAAAACAATTTTGATAGCATCCATATTTGATTGGAGCATAGATTTCTCCGAAATGATATTTGATAATATCATTTTCCCAAATTTTCTGCCCGTTCTTGTCGGTCAGACCTGTGAACTGGCAGAGGGTTTCTGAGTCAATTTCCGCATATTCCCACACTTTATAACTATCAGCGTGGAAGATTAAATGTTCTTCATTGCCTAAAAGGTCATATCTTTTCTGATAACATCCATCGACCCATTTTCCATCATCTTTCCGCTTTGCCTTGAAAAGAATTTCTCTCATATCACACCTCTTTCGGTTTTTCACACCGCTCAAACTCAATCACCCAGACCCACGGGTTCGCATCCCAGCCGTAACTGTCAAGATTAGATTTCTTGATGGTGGAATCCCATACATCAGGAAAACCAAGTGCTGTTGATGTATAATCGAAACATCCCTCTGCTTCTGCATCATCGTCTGTCATATCCTGTAACCGCTCCACTCTTACGTTCGTAACATTCAACCAGATTCTCGCTGCTTTTTTCGGCATGTGGATGGATGGGTGCCATATATGGCTATCATTTTTAAATCCGCTTTCCGCTATCTTATCTGCTCTAAAAACATACTGTTTATCTGAATTTAAGGAAATCGGATGTCCCCATGTTTCCCGAACATACAGGATGTCACCCGGCTGATACGGCAATTTGAAAAATCCTTCGCCGTATCCATCGGCATACACCCCTCTGCAAGATATATATCCTTTAGGAGTAAATGCTGTATATCCCCACATCGCATCATCCGGAATGCCATCTTTAACAATCCTTCTGGTACAGGTCTTGCGTCCATCCAGAATTGCTCTCACCATCTCGGTATTAAATAAAATAGGCTTAATTGCCATTTACTCCACCACCTTTCACGATCTTGATTGCATAATCTATAGCTCTGTTCCATTCTAGGTCTTCATCATTTGAAACAACACGAAATCTGTTCATAAGTGATTCCACAACCTTGTCTATGTCAAAAGCTGTGTACTGTTTGTTAACACAATCAATAAACTCTTTTTGGTCGGAACTAATACTATTTCCAATTTCCCAGATTTTAATATATTCAATTAAATCGTCTGCATCAATCAGTCTGCTCATCTACTTCACCCTCTTTCTCATTGAAATCCAAGTCAACTCTAATCACATCCGTTTCTATCGCTGAAAGGCAGCTTACTTTCAAGTTATAAAATGGTTTCAACAGCTTTGAACCGGTATTGAATGTATCGTAATCTTCCCAGCTTCTACCCGGATGGCATATCTGAATTTTATTGTCGCTTTCGGGATCGCCGCCAATTGCTGCTATCAAATCAATTAATTTCATTTATTCATCCTCCCACACTCCCAACAACCGCATTCTCTCATACAGTATAGCAACGGTCTTGCGTCTGTATCCGTAGAAGTCCTTCGGATTCATCGGGATATATCTTTCTTTGCTGATTTTCCTGTAACTTTTCCGGTGTAGGATATTCTTAATTACCATATCCGCTATCACCGTGTTCTTCGGGCAAGCTGACAAGGTGGCACTGGAAAGCAGGTATCCGTACTCTGCCGGGAAGTCTTTCAGCATCGTATTCAGTTTTTCAATGTCCTCTGCCGGAATACCGTAGTCTTTCAGCTTTTTATTCCTTGTCAGCATACCGTTCTCCTTTCTATTTGTCTGAGTGGTGCTTGTCGTACATGATCGCTATACATACAAGACCAGCCACTCCGAATATGATTCCAAGGACGAATCCTAGCAAAAACGTAATCATACTTCCACCTCCGAATCTTCTGGCATCTGAAAGACCATTTTATTCGTAAGTGCTTTACCAATAGCTTCAGCTAAAAGTTCATTCTCTTTTGATGCTGATGCTTCTGCGAACATCTTTCCGATATTCGGAACTGCCATTGGAATTAACGCCGCATCTGCATAGGCTTCCTGAATCATATCCAGTACTTTCATGGCTTTTGCTTTGGCGGAATAATGACCCAATGAAATATATTCATCTTCTCCTGGATTCATCTGACTCCAACAAATGATTTCTTTGCCATTGATATTGTTGATGTTTATAACAATATTCTCAAACTTTACCAGAGACATCTTATTCTGACTTCTGATTAACATTTTGTGTCCTCCTTACCTGAATACATCTTTAATTGTTTCATCTTTTTGACAAACAATTTCATTTCATATCCTGTCAATCCAACGCATGTATTTCCAATTCCTTTCGAATCTCCTAATTCTGGATCATATGACTGCAAAATATGTCTACCAGATTTTTTGTGTTCAATGAAAACTTTTTGTGTAAAATTATATTTCTTATCTTTTCTCTCATAGATACATCCATGTTTATCCTCTTCTACTTTTGTAAATCCAATTTCTGCTAATTTCTCATCTACTGTTTTAAATAATTTCATTTTGCGTCCTCCTTCTAATTCTCAATCTCATTGCAGTTAGGCTCATAAGGTTTTGGATATACCGTATATCCACACTTCGGGCATTTGATTTCCGGCGGATAGTACTCAACCCATTCCATGTTTCCACCACATTTTCTGCAACGAATGTATCTCTCTACTTTCTTTGGTTTCGTTTTAAAAAATGAAGCGTAATTATTATTTTTCATTTTCATCCTCACTTTCCCCATGTAAGTAACTGACACGCTATTGTGCAGTCTTCCATGATTTCTGTATTTATGTTTCCCCTGTTTGGTTCTAATTCATCAAGGAACACTCCATGGATATTCATATCCTGTTCCGCCTTTTATTATTTCTTTTCCGCAAACAGGGCGTTGATAATCTTGTGTAAATGTAAATACTTTACTCATATATACCCTGTCGGGGGGGGGATTGCCATTCAACCAAAGGATTGTACCATCCGATATCATCACCATGATTCTTGTGATAAGCAGATAGCTTCATTAGTGGCAAATTAGGAAAGTTATGTCCATCTACATCTATTAATCGAACTTTCATTTTTCTCCTATCCAAATGCTACCTGTCCGTTATTCTGCATGACTTTTTATTTCCCCTGAAAAGCTTAATTCAATTCCCAATTCTTCCTTGATAGCCTGCACATAATCAATCCATTCAGCCAAGCCCTGGTCGATATAGTCCGAAGCTTTGTCCATGCCTGCCATGAACTTCTGGCATCTTTTCTGACCGAATCCAAATTCATCATGCAGAACAGCTATCGCCATGGTCACGCAGCATTCCGACACAAGCTGTTTGATCTTTTCAGATGCTTTGTCCAGGTCCTTTCTTGCCAGGGAAGTATGTATTCCTGTTACTCCCCTGAATCTGCATTCCTTTTCGAGGGCTTCAAGACCGCCCTCTCTGGTGATTCGTCTAGCAAGGTCAAGACCATCTTCCCTGCCGCGTTCATATTCACGCATTTTGTTCATTTCTTCACCTTTCCGAACCCGTATCCTGTCGGAGCATAGGCTCTATCAGTACTTGGGTGTGCTGTTTTAAGCAACCCATCATCAATAAGCTGGTTTAAATGTCTCCAGATGGTAGCTCTGCTTGCGTCTACCTTCTCGCAAATCTCGCTGACCGACGGTGCATATCCAACCAGTTTAATATAACTGACGATATACATATATATTTCTTTTCTAAGAGCCTGTCCCTGTTCGTATTTGTTCTTAGTGTTGTACATTTTTTCTCACTTCCCTCTGTTTGGAATCTAATAACTTATTAAAAGCAACTAGACAATTCTTGATAAACTGTTTATCATTATCATCAGGACACATTTCCGCATACTCTCCAAGCTCTATCAGACGATCAGTGGCCTGCTTAGAATATTCGTCTGTAAGTTCTACTGAATAGAAATCTTTTATAACTTTCCAAAATTCAGTCATAAATCTTTGAATATATGGAATATCCTTTGCTTCTACTTTTATTTTTATCATCCCCTTTGAGTATTGTATACAATATACTGTATACGCTCTATTTAATTTTATTTTATAAATATAATATATTTATATTATTTT